GCTGATGACCAGAATTGAACTTGAAAACCGTGTATGGCTTATGGCCAGTCATGAAGAAAAAAACGAATTGCTGGATCTTGGGCTAACATCCAAGGCCAGATATGTGAAACGAGTGTTGGAACTTGGAAAGGTGTATGCTCATGTTTGATTACGACAGAGACATGATGCAACCGCCTGAAGAGCGAGAAGAACTTGACCCTAGCGAGTATGTGGATATCGGATGCGGTAGACGTCGATATGTGGGGGATGAAATATGATCCAGGAACTACACGAAGAAATCGATAACTGGCGAGCTGAATATATTCATCTTGGCCGAGAACTCGGAGAAATCATCAACAACCAACAGGATATTATTTTGAAATTGCAAAACGAAAACAGACGTATAAAACGTGAAAATTGGAATTTGAAGAAGACGAAAGGAAGAAGATGAGCTCTTAGAAGGCTCTAAAATCGCCTGTAAGCAACTTTTGCAAGCAGGCATATAAATAATAAAAAACGAAAATAGACCCCAAATATGAAGAATGAGGGGCAAAGGAGAGAAACGATGGCAACACTTTACGAATTGACAGGACAATTTCTTGATATTTACAACTTGGAATTGGACGAAGAGGCAAAACTAGACACCTTGGATTCTATTGATTGGGAAACTGAGTATGAAACCAAGGTAGAAAACTATATCAAGGTCATGAAGAACCTTGAAGCAGACGTTGAGGCTCGTAAGAATGAAATTAAGCGCTTGACAGAATTGAACAAGGCAGACGAGAAGAAGAAAGAGCACTTGAAAGATACACTTTCAGCAAGTATGAGCCTGACAGGTCATGAGCGTGTTGACACACCGCTTTTCAAGGTATCATTTAGAAAATCTCAAGCCGTGGAGGTAGACGAGGCAGTCTTACCAGAAGCCTATAAGGTAGCAACTTGGAAACCTGACAAAAAACGCTTGAAAGAGGACTTGAAGAATGGACTTGAAATCATTGGGGCAAGTTTGGTTGAACGTAAGAACTTGAGTATTAGATAGGGGTTTGAAATGGTAGAAAAAAAGCAAAGTATCTATGAAAAACTGGCGAATATTCAAAACGAGCTGAAAGCGCCAAAAAATCAGTATAACTCTTTCGGGAAATATAACTATCGAAATGCTGAAGATATCGAAGAAGCATTGAAGCCTATCTGTTTGAAATATCGGGCAACGTGCTTGATTTCAGAAGTAACGACTGAAGAATTGGCAAGCGAACTGATCACGAAAGTTACTGTTTCACTCATGGATTGGGATAGCGACAGCGTGATTACAGTTGTAGGACGTGCAAGAGAAGAACGCACTAAAAAAGGTATGGATGCTTCTCAAGTATCGGGTGGAGCGCAAAGCTACGCTACTAAGTATGCGCTCAGCCAAATGTTTTTGATTGACGATAGCAAGGATGCAGACACGGATGCAGATTATATCCAAAGTGGACGAGCAAATCAAAAGCAAGCGTCAGCAAAAAAGAAAGATGAACCTGTTATCTCAGTTGAGAAAGCAAACTACTACTTGAAAGAAATTGCTGCTATTTCTACTGAAAAAGGCAAAGAGGATGGCTCTATTGTTAAATGGTTCTTGAACCATCTTGGAGTGGTTGACTATAAGATGATTAAGCAGTCGCAGATTGAAGATGCAGATATGCTTTTGGATAAATTGAAAGGAAAATAGAAAATGTTGAATAACGTCGTATTAGTTGGTCGTTTGACCAAAGACGCAGAATTACGTTACACACAATCAAACGTGGCAGTTGCTACGTTTACCCTTGCAGTTAATCGCACATTTAAAAGTGAAAACGGAGAACGTGAAGCTGATTTTATCAATTGTGTTATGTGGCGCAAGCAAGCTGAAAATCTTGCTAATTGGGCTAAGAAGGGCGCTTTAATCGGAATCACTGGACGCATTCAGACTCGTACTTATGATAACCAGCAAGGCCAACGTGTTTATGTGACCGAGGTCGTAGCTGAGAATTTCCAGCTGATGGAATTTAAGAAAGATGGTAGTCAACCAACAGTTGATAACCACGAGCGGCAAGTGCCGAATTTTGCTAGAAATTCAAATCCGATGGATATCTCAGATGACGATTTGCCGTTTTGATATTTGATAGATAGGAAAAATATGACTGAATTAGTAAAAGTGGATGTGCAGTGTCCATTTTGTGGGGAATGTTACCACAGAATGGTTAAGATTAAACCTTCATCGATTCGTTGTAGAGTGTGTAAGAAGTTCCTGCATTTGAAATGGACAGGCAATACACCAACAAGCAAGAATAAGGCAGGTTTTGGACGGTTAGCTTATGAACCGTTTAACCACAACGAGGAGATTATAGAGTTGAATGAGGTGTTTGCAAAGACATGAAAGAACGATTGATTTTAGAGATAGAACCTAAACCACAATCCAGACCAAGATTCGCAAAACGTGGGAATTTTGTTAAAGCATACGAAGAACAGGATATGAAAATCTGGCGTGATCGTTGTAGGTCATTGATTGCTAAACAGTACGCTGGTAAGTCTATGCTTGAAGGCGCGCTGAGGGCGAAGGTTAGATTTTACATCAAACCGCCTCAGTATATTTCTAAGGTCAAGAAAAACCAGCAAGCACTACTGGATGAAGTTATTCCAGTAGACAAGAAGCCTGATATTGATAATTATGAAAAAGCGCTATATGACAGCATGTCAGGGATAGTCTTTAAAGATGACGGGCAGATAGCTATGCACAATGTAGGTAAATTTTACAGCCTAAATCCAAGAGTTGAAGTAGAAATTGAGGAAATAAAGGAGTTGGAAGATGAAGTATAAAGTAACTGAATACAACTCAGATTTCCAAGAGGAACAAACGGGTACTTGTGATCTGTGCTATGGAACTGCTTGGGTTGAAAATGGCTCAATAACGGTTGAAGATGAAAACGGAAAAGAAACAGAAATTGAACTAACTGTTTGGGATTGGGGCGATTACGACACAATCTATATTGATAACGTGGTTAATTTCTCCGCTTGGTTGCAAGAAAGAGAAGTTGAGCCAATCAGTGAAGAAACAGACGATTGGTATTGGTTGAAAGAGTTAGTAGAAAAATATAACGAGGAACAAGAGAATGAATAAGCAGGAATTGATTAAAAAAGTTGAACAGATGGGAGAATACGAACACTTTGTAGACGAACCAATCTCGAAAAAAGGTGTTCTTAACATACTTAACCAACTAGACGAACCTGAGAAAGTCAAAGTACCGCAGTTTGTGGCGGAAATTATCGAGTATTACAAGGGGCAGAACGCTACGTTATATGATGCGCTCCGAGAAAAAAACTTCAACAAACAATACAATGAGTGGTTGTTGAATGAACAGGATGCTTTCAACAAAGTCGCTCGTGCTTGGCTTGATGGCTACGAGGTTGAGAAAGAAAAGCGGTATTACGTAAGACTTAAGAACGTTGACGAAAATTATAATTTCTTAAACTTTATTAAGCATTTAAACGCTTGGGTGTTAACTTCGATAAAAACTGATAAAAAATTTCGTTCAACGCACACTCGGAAAGAACTTGAAGAAGCTAGTTTCGGCTGGGTGTTCGATTGCCCAGGGATTGAAATTGAGGAGGTGGAGTGATGAGTTATGATTTGGAAATTTTAGCAAAAATAGAAAACGGACAACATATCCGTATTGCTGAACCTAGATATAGTTCTCTGACTTACAATCTCGGGAAGATGTTTAGAATTGCTATGGATTGGGATTTTGACCAAGACACTACGTACAACATTGCTGACGTTTTAGATAATATCCAACGCGGTATATCTGAATTAGAACAGTATCCTGAAAAGTATGTGCAGTATGAACCTGAAAATAGATGGGGAACAGTTAGCGGTGCATTAGATGTTTTAAAGTCACTGAAAGAGTGTATTTTAGAACAAGATATTGACACGAAATATTTATATATGAGGTGGTAACATGAAACGACCAAACAGATACCCTTATACACGAAGTCAATGGGTTGAAGAAACTGTTAATCACTATACATATAAAAGCGATATTTGCTATACAAGTCACATTTTAGAAAATAGACTTACTGGAGAAATAAAGGCTAAGGAGGTTGAGCGATGAATGAGCAAAACATTTTAGAGACACAATTGATTTTAGGTAAGCAAGTTTTAGAGATTGTCTTGGATTTGCTAAAAAACGACTCAAAAACAGGGGTAGTTTTGCCTTTAAATATAAACGATCATGATTTTACTATCACGGTTGAGAAGGAGGTCGCAGATTGAAACGATTTATCGCAATATGGCTTCTGCTATCTGCTGAACTAAACATCTGGCAGATGGACAGGATTCGAGATTTGGAAGAAAAAAGCCGATGGTTGTCTACAAGGCAGATAATGCAGGCGCTGAGATTTTTGGCAAGGTCGTCGAGAAAGGACGACATGGCAAGCTATACACGCTTACGATACGTGACTATGGGGTGTTCGTGGTTACGAAGGACGTGTATGAGAAAGTGAAAGTTGGGGATGAGGTGATGTTATGATACCGAAATTTAGAGCGTGGGATAGCGCAAAAAAAGAAATGTTCAAAGATACTTTCGCAATAACAGAAAGTGGGCAAGTTGTAGTGGTTGAACAGGAGGATGTCGTATGCCCTCCAGATTATGTTTTTGTTGATTATCTAGTCATCATGCAATCAACAGGACTCAAAGATAAGAACGGCAAGGAAATCTTTGAGGGGGATATAGTTGATTACAAAGGCAGAAAAGCAATTATCAAATGGCATGTTTCTTATGCAAGTTTTATTTACAGATTCATTGATGAATCGCAAACAAGAAAGCCGGAGTGGAATCCTCTTTATTTAGCTTACATGAGATGTGAAATCATCGGTAATGTTTGGGAGGACGGTGATTTAATTGACGGTAAAAAGACAAGCGAAAATTGATTTTAGTAATGAGTGTGAGTGTCTTGTTGATTATTCTGAATTGGAGAAGGCGATCTTGTGGTATCAGAAAAAACCTTCTTTAAGGCGGAAAAAGATATATTTACACGGTCACTATCCTGCTGTTTCAATTCATAACGAAAAGATTCATATACACAGGCTTTTAATGCAATACTGGTTGAAAACAAGAATTCCATTTGAGTATAGTGTGCATCATTTGAACGAGAATAAGTTAGATGCAAGAAAAGAAAACCTATCTTTGATATTAAATAAGGCTCACAATAGACAGCATAATAAAGGACGCATTTTTTCAGAATCTCATAGGAGAAAAATCAGTATGGCAAATCATAGTAGAAAAGGTTTGAAAATGAAAAAGCGTGTTCTTATACCATCAGAAGAGCTGAAAGTCTTTCTAAACGAAGGTAAGTCAATAAATTGGATTGCATCATATTATAGGTGTGATTGGTCTACTGTTAGAGCTAGAATCTACGAAAACCCTGAACTTTTGGAGGAATAAAAAAGCCCAATCCATAAGGACTAAGCTTCGAAGATGAAGTTGTAGAGTTGGACAACCTTTTGAAAACTGGTTGTATCCATAGTTGTGATTTTTTGAGCCTTGCGCTCTCTAAAGTCAAAAGTATAGAGTTGGAGTGGATTGACAGAGCCATCTACCTTATTGGAACGCACAGGAACGAGCAGGCCTTGTTCTTCTAGTCTGCTTTGACCGTGTGTAATAGGGCATACAGCCACAAATCCAGTCCGCTCCGAATACTCTCTACGAGAGACGACAATAGCAGGACGGCGTTTCTGAATCTCACGTCCAACAGACGGGTCAAAGTCAATCCAGATGATGTCCTGTTTTTCTGGAATGTAATCATATTTCGCTGTCAAGGAATTTCACCCCCTCAAAGTCATCTTCCATGCGTAGGTCTGCATCTCCACTAAATGGATCTGGAATTTTAGGAGCAAGGACAATGACATTATCTACACCCTTGTAGACAAACATTTCCTGACCTTCTGGAACATTAAGTGTTTTTGGAATGGTCACAGTGACAGAGTTCCCAACCTTACGAGTTTTAACAGTATTCATTTGTTTCTCCTTTATTTTGTATACATCCAGTATACACCTAAAAAGGGAACAAGGCAAGAAAAAGCCAGCACAGCTGACTCCTCGTGTTATAGTTTCGCAGAACTATTATATCATGAGGAGGAGTTCGTGTGCAAATAGAGTTATTGGATATTATCGATGAAAAGAAGACCAGAAAGGAAGCTATCAAAGTACTCAAAAAATACAGTCGTTTGAGACGGATTGCTGGAGAAGAATACGCTCCAAAAATCACAATATCCTACTCGCTTGAGCCAAGACCATCAAGTGGTCAGACAAGTAAGCAGGTAGAAAGCATGGTCTTGCGTAGAGTATCAGCTCAGCAGGACCTAGAACTAATCGCTAAAGCAATCAACAATCTTTCCGATATGGAATATACACGTATCCTAATCGAACGATATTGCAGGAAAAAGAGGAGGGGAGACTACAGTATTTATTCAGAACTAGGCTACTCATCCAGTGAGTATTATCGGATATTGAACAAAGCTCTATTAGAGTTTGCAGAGTCCTATCAAGCTAGCAACCTTTTAGTCTACAAGTGATTTCTGGGAAAATCTTGGGAAAAATCTGGGAAAATCTTGGGAGAATTGGAACGGAAAAAGGTGCTAAAATAGTATTATCCAATGATTGGCAACGAACAGTCATGAGGACTCCTAAAAATATAGAGGTTTCGGCCTCTTAGACAGTAAGGACAGGTTAGCAGGTTGTTTGGG